GTAAGCTACATTAGTAAAAGTAGAAGAACCGCTTAAATCACCAGAAGCGACTACTAAAGAATAAGCAGAACCTGCAAAAGAACTGGAACCAGAAACAGCCCCGCTTGCTGCTATTTGTGCGAAAGCAGCGGCACTAAAACTAGAGCCGCCGCTAAGATCGCCGGTATTGCCACTAGTAGCATTACCAAATAACAGCAAAAGAGACATTAACTATTAGCTTTCTGGAACTATTTCGTCAACAGTAGTAACTTCTTCTGTCTCTTCATCAATGTATGAACAAGCCTTATGAAGAATATCGTTTTCATCACGATAAAAGATTTCTTCACCATTTTTAATAAGTGCCATATTACCAGCCCTTTATACTAATAAAGTTAGGAGTAACAGTAGCGCCAGCTGTTGTTACAATAGCTCTTACAAGTTCAGTGCAAACATTGCTAACCGTCTGCGAAACCGTAGAATTTGCAACACCAGTCAAAGTAGTTCCAATGTTAGTCCAAGTTACACCGTTGTCTTCAGAAACTTGCAACTGCAAAATAGGCGGTGTAGTAGCAGCGCCTAACGAAATTATAAGCTGAAGATTTTGACAGTCTTGAACATTTAAAGGAAAACCAGCAGCTGTGGTTGTAGTGGCGTTTAAAGTAGTTAAAGAAATAGCACGATCAAAAATTCTCCTAATAAAGTTTTTAGGAGGCACATTTGACATTAAGCGGACAATACTTCTTGTAAAGGAAGGAGTAGTTCCGGCTAAAGTAGCTACATATCTAATCCTAGTTCCTTTAAATAAAAGAACAGGAGAATAAAGAACACCAGTCCCTGTAGCTCTGGGGAAGTGATAAATATCATACCAGTTTGTTCCGCCGTCTTCACTTTCTTGAATAACAACATCCATAGTAGGCGAAGTACCGCTAACAGCAGTTATAGGAATAACTACTTGGTATTCACCACCGCCAGAAGGAGTTATGGCTGCTGAAGTTGTAGTAGTTGTAATAGCGGCTGAAGCTTGGTCAGTTGTACTAGTAGGAGAACTTGTAGAAGAAGAAGAAACAGTAACGCTACCACCAATAATAACAGAGCTAACCGGCAAAATTGGAGTTCTTTTAGCAGCAGCGATGCAAGTAAAGCTGCCGCTTGTCCATTGGTACAGTTTAATACGAAGTCCATTACCAAATACAGGAACTGAAAACTTCATAGCTGCTGTTATAGATGAAACTGAAATTATATCACCTTGAGAGGCTAAATCTGTTCGATAAAACTTTTCAGTAAGCCAAGTAACACCGCCATCATAACTAACGTCAACAGAAACACCACCACCTGTACCAACAGCACTAAAGCCAAAAGATATGCTTTGCATACCTTGAAGCTTATCCGCTGTAAAAGTGATAAGCGTGGCAATTGCTGAAGCGGTACCAGTATAAGCCTTGCCGTCCAAAATGCCATCTGTAAACACAGGAAGGCCGTTAGAAGGGCTTAATGCCGCACCATTGTATTCAGCTAAAGCAACAGGTTTGTTACCAAGATTGGTAACGCTGTCTAAGCTTCCGTAAGCAATATCAAGAGTAAATGTAGTTGTGGTAGAAGCACCATTGTTCTTGAAAGTTGCGTTAAAATAGTTACCATTAAGAACAATGGAAGCGGAAAGCGGTACACCTGCTGCAATTGAATAAGTGTCACTGTGGGCAAGCTTAGTACCGCCAGAGTCAATATATTGTAATAAAGTAAGTGTACCAGGTTGATCGCTTATGAGCATAACAGAAGCATCGGGTTGATTAAGAACGCTTTCAATAGAACCTGTAAAAGTTGCAGATGCGGCAAGCTGAGCAGTTGAGCTATTACCACTAGAAACAATAAAAAATGAAGACGCAATGCCCACAGGTAAAGGATTGCCGGTAGTTACGTCACCTCCGTCAACATCAAGAGCACCAGTTGCAAGCTTAACGCGTTGCATATGGCCTCTAGCTGTAAGTTCAGTATCAACAGTGCCTGAAGTCGCAGGTAACGTAACGCCGTCAGTCATTTTTAAGTTTCCGTTCCGCTAATGGAAGAAATAACAGGAGCAATAGTATTTCCGCAAGTAATGTTCGGAGTAATTGCACCAGACTCAAGAAGAACACCAGCACCTGAAGCAGCAACGCCTACTCCAACAAATGCAGCAACAGGAGAACTGCCAACACCGCCAGTTGGGAATGTTGCAGCAGACACAAGCGCTAAAGCATTTGCTGTAATTGTAAATCCAGAAGCAGACCTTTGAACAGCAACGCGTGCATAGTTAGTATATGAAACTTCATTCGTACTTTGGTTACCAGCAGAAGGGTCAGCTGTATGTAAAGAAAGATACAAATTAGTAGCAGGAGCACTAGCAGCATTATCAGCCAAATTGGCAATTGCAGTGCCTTGAAAGATCAACTTTAAAAGCGAATTAGAGTAAGTAGAACTTTTAGCCATAACAATTGCCTTTATTTAGAAGTTAATTAGTCTTGGTTATTCCAACCAGCAACTTTTTCTGTATCTGCTTTTGCAGGTTCGGCCGCTGGCTTGTCGGCCTTAGGGGAGGCCGTGGGAGCCTTAGGAGGCGCTGGCTGTACTTTGGGCGGTTCGACCTGCCGAACGGGCTGCAAGGTGGGTTCAGGCTTCGGCGCGAAGTGTTCCTGTACAGCTTGGGAGGCTAAAGCCTTCTGGCCTTCGCTCAAAGCATTGAACAGAGCAGTTGCGGAAATCATAGCTCTAATAGCAATAGAAGTAGTATCGTTATCGTTACCAACTTCAATGCCAACAATCTTGTGTTCTGGCTTCAATTGATCATGTTCAATTTCGATATAGCCAGTGTCATTACCTTCGACAATTGGGTGCTCAACTCGAATTAACATTGGGTTCTCCTTATGCGAAAAAAGCGGACGCAAAAGTTTTAAGATTGCGCCCGCTTCCATTTCAACTACTCTACTTTAATTACGCACCTAACAGAATGCTAACGTGTTCAGGCTTGACACAAGCAGTACCCCAAGCAGCAGAAATTTCATACTGCATTTGCCTGTACTGAGCGTACATGGCAATTTCAAAGGTAAGACCACTACGTTCATCAGTAACCGTAGTACGGTCAATAGCCATATCACCGCCATCTGGCAGAGACGGAAGACGGTTAGCCAGCACAAGAGCGTTACGCGAAAAGCCAACGTTACGAGCACCAGTAGCGATTACAGTAATCGCCTTGGCAACAGTAGACATAGCAACACGCAAGCCCGGAGCGGCAATGGTGATAGTACCGCCAGCAGCAGCAGAAGCCAGACCGGAAGTAACCACATACTTATTGGTATCACCAGCGAAAGTGATAATATCACCAACAAGAATAGTACCAGTACCAGCCGCCGCACAAGTGATGCTAGTAGCGCCAACTGCATAACCAGCAATATTGGTAGTAGCACCAGCAGCAGTACCAACAGCCGGAGTAACTACTTGACCACTTTCACGAATTGCAAACCCGTGAATATCAAGCAGAGTACCTTGACGAAGCATACTAGTATCAGCAGATTCGTTAGCCTTGGTAAGCTGTGCAAGAGTACGCATAGCAGCACCAGCACTACTATTAATAACCAAGCTGCGATCAGCCTTTGGTGCACCATTATCGTCAAGAATTTGACGAACACGAGCAGGATCGGACAGAGTAGAGGCAAAAGGATCAGTACCAGCAGTACCGTAAGCACGAGAACCGCCAAGATAAGCAGTAGTCGCCATATCAAGTTCCATCGCATTGCACAAAGTACGAATAGCTTGTGCAATTTGACCGTTCTTAATAGCTTGAACGCCAGGACCATTGTTATTAACGCCACGGGTTTGTTCACCGTTCCAACGGAACGGAACCCGCTTTGCTTTAGTAATAGTAAGAGGAACGCTGCCGATAACCTGATCACCATCATCAGGCAGAATATTAGACGGAACAATGTCCGTCATGGTCGCAACGGGCGGGACAAAGCTGTAAACAGTTTGACCAACAGCAGCACGTTCAACGTTGCTATCGCGAGTAACCGAAGGAACAAAACCAACCAGTTCACGGGACACAACGTCAAGGGCTTCATACAGAGGCCCAATAAGATTAGTTAAAGTATTAGCACCCATTTTACACCTTTAATGTGTTAAGAAGCATCAACGATTTTGCCGCCTTCACGAACAAAAGCTTGGACCTCGCCCGAAGCCATTTGGTCATACGCAGCACGAGTAATAGTTTTAGCGGCATTGCTACCGTTTGGAGTCCTAGACCCACCAGCACCAGCACCGCCATTGATAGGAGCGGATACATAGTGCTTGCCTTCATCTCCTTGAGACCATTCCTTAACAAAGTCACCTAATGACTTTTCGCCAATAACAGCAATCTTGCTAGTACCGTCAGACTTCAGTTCAACTCTACCAGTAAGCATTGCTTTTACAGCAGGTATAAAAGGCGCTCCTACATTTGCCTTAGTCAAGGCTTCTGTCAAGCCATTTTCAACAAGTAAATTGCGGGTTACATTACTTTCTTGTTCAAAATTTTGTTTGTACTCTTCTGCTTGAGCCTTAAAAGTCTTGGCATCTTTAAGAGCAATCTTCAATTCTCCTTGAGCTTTCTCAAGTTGCGCCTCAATTTGCGCCAATTCCTTTGCGTCTGGCGTTCCTTCTTGAGCTTTCTTAAGCTTGAGTACCAACTCAGCATTTTTGTTCTTGAGGCCCTGAGTGTCTTGCTCATGTTCAGCAGCCTGTTCTGCAATTGCAGCTGCAATTAAATCTTTAACGATCTTCTTGTCAGCCGGATCATTTGGATCATATGCCATTGAAAGTTCTCCTATTGAGTTTTGTCAGTAGTTGGGTTTTTAATGCTGCTGTCGTTTGGATTAGGACCATCTTTAGCAGCCATTAAATCTTGCTGCTGTTTCATTCTAGTGGCAGCTTCAATCTTAGCTTGGGCTGTATGTTCATCATACTCAACTTCAGCTTCAATCAAGTCACCGCGCTTAAGCAAATCAAACAATTCTTCTTCAGTAAGGGCATTATTCTGCCAAGCTCCAACGTAGGAAGTCAAGGTAGGACCATCAATCGCAACAGGTAAAAAGTCACGATTAATTTCATAATCAAGATCATCTGGCGGCTGAATACCTGCCCACATACAGAACCAACCTAAACAGGTTTTCAGGCCGGTTGAAACTGAAATTGAAATAGAAGCAAGAATTGAGTTTTCACCCATTCTGTGCAGCGAAGAAGTAACAGCAGTTTCAGCAGCTTTCTTTTGAGGCTCAAGCATACGCGCGCCTAGAACAGCCATCATCTGTTCTTTGCGATCAAGGTTCTTTTCAAGAGATTGAAGACCTTGGCCTTTAAACTCAATAAATTGAGCCGAAGCATCGGGGTTTTCAAGCACAAGTGCAGACTGCGAGCCTAAGAATATTGAAACAGGCTTACCTTTATCATCATAAGGCGACATACCAGAAACACAAAGCATAGGAAGCCCTGTAAAGTGGCAACCATGTTCCCAATCAGCACTAGCCCTATAGTGAGAAAGATTAGTATCTACAAGATCAAGAATAGGCGGAAGATCAATATCAGAGTCGTTGCCATCGGGACAAAAGAACTCAAAAGGAATAAAATCCATTTGGGTATTATTCATCAATGGATAGAAAGGTTCATTGATAAGTTCATCCTTACCATCTTTATCAATTCGGAATACTCTAACCCTGTAAAAACCATTAGCAGGATCAAGATCAAGAACCCTGTAATTGCTTTCAGTCTTTTCTTTAAACTCATCGTCTTGATCAGGTAAAACAACTTGTTCGTGCAACACTAACATTGAAAGCTTAGTAACATTATTAGTTGTCTTATACTTCCAATTGATAATGTTTTCAGCTGTATACATTTTCATTAGCGGGCGATTGCCAATAGCTTCGGCCATAGCAACAGTAATAACTTCGCCAGCTTTAGTTGCTGGCTGAGAGTAATCAACAAGAATACCAACGCGACCAACAACAATGTTTTCTTCAACAACTTCACGGGTGAATTGGTCAAGATTTTCACCATCTAACGTAACGTTTTCAAGTAAAGGCTTAATGCCGTCAGGAACATTAATACTAGGCGGCTTTCTAAAAAGCATACCTTCCATCGCGCTAACAGTTCTACCTGTAGCATTGAAGAAGTTTGCTCTAGTCTTATAGGAATTATATTCTTCCACTTGCTGTTGAGTAAGTTTAGGAAGATATTCAGTACCTTTGCTTTTTACAGCATCAGACCCGGCAACAACGTCTCTGCAACGTGTCCATTTAAGCAATGCCGCCGGAAAAGAAGGGTGAACAACGCGAACACCTTTCTGAATACCAAGCGCAACGTTGCCTAACGTTCCAAGCTGAGACATTTAAACACCTGTAATCTGAATGTGGGAAGCGTTGCGGCGACGAATTGGAAATCTATATGCTACAAAGTATCCAGCAGCGTCAACAATGTGATCAAGCCCGGACGTCTTATCCGGCTCGCCGTTCTTATCATAAGCTTGCTGTTCCAAAGAAGTAGCAAGATTAGGACAAGCTTCTATATTAACTTTAAGGCGTCTTTTGTTATCAGCATGGATAAGTCTATTCATGCTCATAACACGATCTTTAACACGCGGATTAGCTGGATTGTTACAAACTATAAACTTAGCTTTTTTAAGTAAAGAAATATCAGACTCACTAGCATTGTTACTTTTTCTATTATCGCCAGAAGCGTCAGGATAAACCATTACTGGATTGTTTGGAAATCTACGCTTAATTGCTTCAATAGTTGCAGGAGTATCATAAAGCCCGGTTGCTTCAGTTACCGCATGTGGAAAGCCGTCACGATTAACAAAAACAACAAAAGCCATTTTAGTAACATTGAAGTCTAAGCCAATGTGCAGTGTTTCATTGCCCTGAATAGTTTCGCTAGAAGCATTTAACGCTCTGTCAAAGTCAGGATATACTGAACCGCTAGCAAGGTTTACAAACTCACCATCAATATAAGCAGCAATAAGATTAGTAGGATAAAGATCAAGTAAGTCTTTAATATAGTTTTCAGGAAGATTGCGTTCGTTGCTATAAGTGGAAGCTCTAATTATTCTATATTCAGAACTAGGAGGTTCTTTCTTCCAAGTATTATAAACAAACCTAAAACCTTCAGGAGTAGTGCCCACAGCAATTGTATTGTGCTTGCCGTTGGCTTTCTTTTGACGATTACGAGAAACAATCTTTTGCCAAACAAGTTTAGCATCTGCCTCTTTTAAAGTATCCAATTCATCAACCAGACTATCGCCGACTTCATAACCAACGATACGCGCCGGATTATCCATAGTTCTAAACAGAATAGAAGCAGCGCCTTCAACCATAATGCGCGGCTTATTACCTGTTCTAGACTTATAAGGAATGTGCATTTCCTCCAATGCTTCTTCAAATCTAGGAAAAGCAATGGTTGAAACTAGGTCATAAGTCGGCAAGTAGTAGCCAATGTCATTGTCTAGATTTTGAAACTTTAGAAGTAAAGCACGTTTAATAAGAGCTTCAGTCTTACCACTACCAAATCCAGCAACAAAAGCAGGAAATCTTTCCTCGCAAGTAACTAGCTCAAACTGAGGCTCACTTAATAAGATTTCCCGCTCAAGCAACATTTTCGTATTTCTTAAAAATAAAAGTAGGCATTTGTGGCGGGCCATCGTTTTTAACAGTCTTGTCCACTATCTTGACGATTTCGCCTTGCAACTCAGCCGATACTTTAATTGCAGTAATACGATCTCTTGCTTCAACCCCTGTATCTTCATAGATTTGTTGTAATACTTGAAGTTTGCGTTCTTTACTATCAACGCTGCCAGTAGAACCGGCAAGCATTATAGCGTCTACTTGTTCGCGAATATCAAGATCATCGTGCCAAAGTTGTGCAGCTTGCAAAAAGCGCAACGGTTCCGGCCTGTTTTTAAAGACTACTTTAGCAACGTCAAAAGCAGAATATTGCTTTTTATACTTAGCCATTAGGCACACAAATTCCGAGACAAGCCCTTCTAGGCTTTCCCCTTCGTATAGCTTAAATGGTAAATCTTTGCTCATAGCGCGCAACTAAGCCTAATAAATAGAGCTTGTCAATTACTTGCCCACAATTTGATCGGCGCAGTGATACACTTCGCGAAGCACTTTGTTATTAGCTTTAACTTGATTAATAGTATCAAGAGTATCGTTATGAGAAACTTTTACAATCTTAACTGCTTCACAAACAGTATTAGTCCCGGAAGTCGGGATCGTTTGTGGCGTTGTGGTTTGGCAAGCTGTTAACAGTAACGGGTATAACAGAAGCGCGAATATCTTCAGCTTGTTTAAGTATTGCATTGTCTTGTCTTTCTTCTACAAGTTGCTGCTTTTCTACACCACTATTAATAACAGCTTGATTGTCAAACCAAGCTTTCGCAAGACTTGCAAGAATATTACTAATAATGGCGAGAAAAGCAGACATTTTATCACCTTAAGAAGAGGCAATGCCGTTGCGCAAGAAAGCAGCAAGCAAAGCGGTAATAACCATTTGAGCTACTTGGGCTACAGTTGCCTCGCCGCCTGCGTACATACCAAGTGCAGTAAGAATAGCAGCCGCAGCCGTGAAGTAGGTCTTCTTGCCTTGTAAGAGCTTATTCATCTCTATTTCTCCTAACTTTAAAAAGAAAAAGAGCAGTTTTAAGTCATACTCGGGACTTTCCCGCTACGGTCACTTAAGCAGAAGGTACTTCTACAGTAGGCGTAGCGGCAACGATTGCCGCAATATCTTCCTGCTCAACACTATTCAGATTAGCTTGAAGTTGAGCAATGGTATTGTTGGCATCAGCCAGTTGTTGAGCAAGAACGCCACTATCGTTCTGATTAATCTTGTCTTGCAGTTGAGCAATAGTAGCATTTGCTGTAT